AATCCTTGCAGCTCTCTTATTAGATTCTTAGATCTTGAAGTAATATAGATCTCATTTTGGTTTATTAGGTTAAGGCCATATACTACTGAATCTCTACCCTTAGTTACAGGAAATACTTTATGCCCATAGTTTCTTAGCTCCTGGATAGATTTAGGCTCAGCAGAATCTGCATATATATTATAGCCTATATTGTTTTGTTTAATAAAGTAACTAAGATCTCTATTTAACATTCCTTTACGATATAGTATCTCATCAAAGATATAAGCATCATTCCATTTATAGAGGTTTATAATTACGCTTGGATCTACAGAATATCCAAAATCTAATCCTCCACAAAGTAACCTAGCATCATTAGGTAATTTATCTAGTGCTTTCCAATCAGGAATACAAGCTCCTTCTAAACTGCCTATCTCTCCTAATCCATATACCCTCCACCAATTAGCCCAATAGGTAGATGTCTTAGCTTTCTCTTTAGCTTTCTCTATTTCTCTTACTATTGAATCAGGGAGGCTATCATTATCCTTATAAGTAAGTGTAAGGAAATCTGTATCTTCTTGGCCTATCAATTCTTTATCTACCCAAAATAAATTAGTAGGATTATAATCAAGCCAAATGTTTTTAGATGTTCTTATTGCTAATTGCTGATAGCTATCAAAGTTTACATTGTTACACTCATTTAAAAATAGATCTGATCTCCTAGCTCCTCTTAGCTTATCAGGTTGATCTGTACTGAAGAACTCTATGTAACTAGAATTATGGAATTGGTATTTTAAGATAGTTCTATTGTACTTTCTCTCATCATATCTATTCAGGGCCTTTAAGATGTTTAGAAAGTCCTTTAAAGCTCCTCTACGAAGATGAGGTACGCTTTCTGATACTACGCTAATCTCAGATCCTGGATTCCTTATTGCATAGTCAATTAGTATAAGTAGTATTGCTATTGTTTTACCTGCAGAAGATCCTCCCCTAATTATCTTTATTCTTTTATCTAGATTTCTTAGTTTATCTAATGCTAAGGTTTTTTGTATTTGCATCAATCAATAAATATAGGCAGATCTTCGTTTATATGTATATCCTTAGTTTCTTTAGGCCTACCTGCATAATAATTATAGTAGAGTTGTACATATTTAAAATCTCCCTTTTTTAATCCTGCCTCTAATGCTTCAAATGCCAAAGGCTCTAAAGGAGTTAGTTTCTCTATTAGATTTAACTCTTCAGCTTTAGGTTTTCTTCCTGCTCCCTTTCTTTTGCCTCCTCTATTTTCTACTTTCATATTTTGAAAAACTTTGATTAATCAAAAATATAACGAATTTATCCTTTTATTTTAGTAACATTTAATAAATGCTTTTTTGTTTCTATCAAGAATCTATTTCTTTTTGTTTTTGTTTTAAAGTTTCTAGGGATCTGAATCTGTATATATTTAGGTTTGATTTTATTTCTTATCCATTTTATTATATTCATTTTTGATCTTTTGTTTCTCTGTTTCTATTATACTGATCTATAAACCATTGATCATCTCTAGTATTCTCTAGCTCTTTTTCTAAGTTGGCTAAGGATCTCCAGGCTACTTTAGCAGAGTGCCTAACTCCATCTGTATCTATTGTACCTGCTTCTATTAAATGCCTACCAAGAGCATCTAACTCATCTGTACTTTTAGCTCTATCCCAATGCAGAGGTTTATCAGGATGATGCTGTTGATTTCCTATATAAGATACCCTAGCAACTTCAGCTAGAGCTTTAGGGAAGTATTTAATTAATCCTGTATATATAGGTATCTGTTTTCTTTTGTCTTTATCTTTTTCCATTATAGTATTTGATCTTTCCAGGCCCATTCTTTTTTTAAGAGATCTAGTTTTTGCTTTACTTGGCCCTTTTTACTTTCAGGTAATTCTGATATAAGTTTTACTAAAGGATCTTCTAATTTCTTTTTAAGATTATTACATTTAGTTTCTAACATATCTACCTTATCTATTTCATCTTGATCCTCTTCTTCAAACTGAAATTCTTTTAAGATCTTAATTACATCTTGATTTGTTTTATATATATACCACTTCCTGTAACTATTAATTAAGGTAGCGTGATTTACAGGCCACCCTTGAGATGTATAAAACTTCTCCATCTTTTGCCATCTCATTTTTAATTTATCTCTAAGTATATAACATAGTAATCCTCTATGTTCTATTACATTCCTCTTTCTTGATTTTTGAAAAAGATTTATTCCTGATATTTCAGTAATTTTATTTGCTATATCTATTGGCTTCATATTCTTAATTTTAGTAAATGATAACACTCTGCATATTTCTCTTTGGCTTTACTTTTATATTCTTTTTTAAATAGCTCGTATAATCTCCTGGTATATTGATATTTAGTTTTACAATCCTTAAAGTATTTCTCTGCAAACTTTTTGCCTTTACCTTTAAAGTAATTTACATTATCAGCAGTATCTCCTGCTATCATTTGCTCATAGAAATTATATAAGGCCTCAGCTTCTGTTATATCATATACTTCTTTTTTAACATAGTTGTATATTAATGCAGGAAACTGTTTGTAATCTTTATCTATTGATACTATTAATACCTGATCTCTACCTGCATCATTTTTTATTCTATTCCAATTCTCAGCTACAAGATCATCTGTTTCTAATCCTCTTGTATATATACTATTATAAGTTTGCTTTACAAATTTATGTAGATCATATAATAAAGGAGGTTTCTCTTGTTTCTTTCTATTAGCTTTATATTTAGGAGTAATCATCTTTCTGAAATTACCTGAAGATCCTGAGAATGTTAAAACATTTTGAACATCAAATAGCTCATCTATATCATTAACTATTTTCATAAACTGCTCTGAGTATTTATCTTGAGCATCTTTAGGATCTCTATAATATATATCATCAGGTTTTTCTCCATTTATTCTAGTCCTATAACAACTAGCAAAGATAAGAGAATCTGCATCAAAGAGTACTGTCATATAATATATATAAGATAGTTAGTAATAATCCTATAAAGGAGATTGCAGTAGCTTTCATTGTTTCTGTATATCTTTTATCAGATCTGCCCTGCCTACTTCTATATTGTCTTGGTTTATCTATTTTTATTTTATCCATTTTACTTTCTATTTTAATAAAGCCTTTCTCTTTAAAATAGTTTTGATTTAAAAATTCTAGGTAATTCATTTTTTCTTATATACTATATATCCACTTTCTTTTAAAAGTTTTATATATTTTTTTTCTTTTTTAATCTGTTCTCTACAATCGTGAGTTACTTGATTTTCTATTGGAAAATGATTTATTGGCATAATGTCTATATTTTTGATTCACTAATATAACGAATTATTAACAAATAATTTAATTACTATTCAAATTTATTATAGAGGCCATATTTTCTGTGAGGAGATATACTTCTTTTTTTATCTTTTTTTTATTCCAAATTGTAGTAGAAGGGCAATATAATTCAGTAGGATTAGGCATATCCATACCATCTAACCAATACATATAATTACCTTTAGGATCATTAACAAAATAGAGCTTTACTATTTCATCAGGTAATTTCATTAAAGTATCATACTTATATTTTTCCAGGAGTTTCTCTTCATAATACTTATCTCTAAACTTCATCTCAATAACTACCTTTCTATTTTTTGGAGATAGGCCCTCAGCATCCCAACTTTTATCTTTAGATCCTACCCATTTAAGATCCCATCCAAATACATTTAAGATCATAGTAACTGCTCGTTCCCATTTATGTACTTCTTTAATATCCATTATCCCATATCTTATTAAGATCTTTAATCCATTGAGTTATTAGTTTTGGGTTGCAGGTACAGGGTAAACTAAATTTATGGTTATAGTAGGTAGCGTGGAGTTCTGATACCATTTGAAACTCATCTCTTGATAAGTATGATTTTTTTCCCATACGAAATTTTCGCCATTTTTTTCTATCATCTTTATTAAATTTAATTACCATCTTTTTATTTTTATTTTATTGAGATTATCCTTTCTCTCATTACACCCACAACTATCATAACCTAGTTTCTTTGCTATCCAGGTTGCAATACTTTTACCTTTACCAAAGGTTATTATGTTTATTATTTTTTCTGTAAGATCTCCAAGTTTCATTGTATATTTAAAGATTTATTAAGTTGATGTTGTTTTAGTATGTAAGATTTTGTACTGTAGTTCCCTAGAGTTCCTATATTATTTGGATTTACGATTTCATCATAAGCAGCCCATCCTTTAAAAACAAAAGAAGGAAAATCTCCTACCATTAAAACATAAGCATCTACATATTTTTTAGCTTTATTTAATCTTACTAATAGGCTGCCATTTTTATAAGTTGTATTTTTTACATCAATAGTTTTACCATTCTTTAAGATAGCATCATTAGAATTAAAGTAATTTTTATTTAATGAAGTACCATTATCAAAATCTACATCACACATTTTACAAAATGCAAACTCAGCAGAAAAACCATTTAAACACATTGTATAAAATTTCATATTCTTATCTACTTTAAAATTGTTTATAAAATAAGATTCATCTTGTTTGTTTAATTTTTCAGCCATATCCTTAACCATTTTTTGCTCTTCTATTGTTAAGGTATAACTCATTCCATATTCTAAAGATTCTATCATAATTTTTTCTTTAATATTTCTTTTACTTTTTTATATGTATTATAAAGAGAGTAATAAGGTATGCCTGATTTTCTAGATAATTCTGCAATAGATGTACCTGAGTTTACAATCTCAAATACTTTTTTATTATACCAATACATCTTATCTAATTCTTTTTGGATCTCTATATACTTAGTTTCATAATCTATATAAGTATCTGCTCTTTTATATTCAGTTAAGTTCCTTACTATTGTTACTCTTTTTTTCTTTCTATATAAATCTATAAACATAGATCTAAGAGTTTTAAATATATAATAATAGTTTATCTCCTCATTATAAGATATATCTAATTTATCATTTTCTATTTTGAGATATATTTTTATATACATCTCTTGAACAAGATCCTTAGAAGTAGGCTCATCTAATCCGAATGATTTACAAATCTCTATCCAATCATTATGTTTTTTGGATAGCATTTTCATATATTTTTTTTTCATAGGCTTTATGCTAAAGGATCATAGAGATCATTTACATAAGGTAGCCCTGATTCATTTATTGTAAAGCTAAAGGTTTCAAAGGAATAATTCCTACTTCTTTTACATTTAACTGTTACCCATTCTTTGTTTACTGTATTTAGTTCTAATTGTATTTCACATTCTACCTTCTTCATTAAAGCAGATCCAAGATGGCCTGTAGCTTTATCAGATCCATAGTTTGAATGTATTACTGTTATAATATGGCAGCAATACTTAGCAGAAAACTCCATTAATTTTTGTACTGTATAATTTGCTTCTTCTAAAGAATTAACATCCATACATAAATCAGCTACTCCATCTACTACTAAAATACCTATATTCTTTTTTGTCTTTAAGCAATACTCTATAAATTCTAATCTTGTTTTTGGGAACTCAGCTCTTAAAGCATATATAGAATAACATCCTGGAGATTCATTACTCATATCTACAATCCTCTTAGCTACTCTTTGAGTATGCCAAGCTCCCTGCTCAGTATCTATATGTAAAAGACATCTACCATTTCTATGCCCTTTTAGTTTACCTCCAAATCTATTCTTACCACTTAT